AACAACCCACCCCCCAATAACAACCCATGAGAACCGTAACATTCCAATCCGTCCTAGACGGAGCCGCCGCCCGCATCGGGCTTGACCCAACGCAGACTATCCAGCCCTCCACAGCATCCGCGTTGACGGAGTATATCAACACCCGCACTCGTTTTGCGTGGGAGGCATACAAGTGGCCTGAGCTTTCGGCTATCGAGAAGCGTCAGTTCCGCTCCACCTACGACGCCTTAGCCACCTACGCCACTGGCGCGGAGATTTTCTACCTTGGCAACTACTACCGCAAGACTGGCACAGGCGTTGCGGGCGTGCTGCCTACCGTCACGGCGACATGGACTTCGATTTCGACCCTCACCGATTTCGTGCGGTCGATTGACTTTGACCAAAGCTTTACGGCTACATCACCCACCACAAAAGCCACACCAATCGGCGAGGTGATGCATGTTTACCGCCAGGATCCCCGCGTGGTGCGCTACGCCGAGCGTGTTAATTTTTGGGTCACAGACTCAGGAGCCATTGTCGGCCCGACTCAGTTTACGAACGCAACGCCGAACGAGGTGTATGTGGAGTTCACCATCCGTCCAACAATGTTCAACACCAGCTCGAATGACGCTGAATTCCCTCGCGTGATTTCCGAGTATGTCAAATTCTCGGCCGCTGCCGACGCTCTGCGCGAAGACGGGCAGTTCGACAAAGCCTCCTACATGGATGGCTTGGCCGCCGATGCGCTCCAAAAAGAGATGGACATAATCGAGCTTAAGCAGGGCCAGACTCGCTTGCAGGGCAATCGCCGCGACCTCTTCCCGAGCACTCCGATGCAGCGGGCATCCTCCAGCCCCATCGCAAGCGCACTCGACAAAGCCCCCCGCCAGTAACGCATGAAAACCATCCGCCTCCAGCAGCTCCTCGACAGCATTACAGCCAGGGCAGGGATCGATCCCAACCTGCCTGAGAATGCGCGTCGCGGGGCGCTGGTGATGGACTATGTGCAGGAGGCGGTCAACTACGCTTGGACATTTTTCGACTGGCCCGAGATCAACCATATCGAGGAACGCATCGTCTTGGGTGCAGGCTTCGCCGAAGGCGGATACACCTATGAGAGCGACTATGCCGGGACGGTCTCCTACATTGGCCGCGCCATTGAGGGCAGCACCTTTGACCAAGCCGTGTGGCGCATCAAGCGCGTCACCACCAATGCTGCCGGTGCAGCTCTCAACATCGACACCGCGCTGAATGTGGCGTGGAACAACCGACTCACCGCAACCTATGTCGAGGATAGCCAAAATTCGCCATCCACTGAGATTCCGTATGTGTTGCTTTACTCGGAGGGCCGCACGCCCATTGGCGCAGTCTCTGCCGTGTATGCGTCAAACCCGGACACATCGCTTGCGGCCTCGCTGAAATTCAGCGTCACCGCCGACCGGCTCTTGATTACCGATACCGCCTACACCGGAGGCAATGTTTACATCAGCTTCTGCGAGCCAGTGCCAGAGTTTACCATCGCCAGTTTCGACGCAAAGACATCCTACGCGAGCGGCGACCTCGCTTACCACAACCCCACCGGCGATTGCTATCGTGCGATTCTCGCAACCACTGGCAATGCGCCAACGAATACCGGCTACTGGTCCAAGCAGGCCGTTCCTTTTTTCCTTGGCGACTACATCAAGACCAGCGGCCTTGCCTCCGTCATGCTCGAAGAGCCCGGCATGGAGAACAAATCCAACTACCTCACCGCCCGCGCCGAGGGTCAACTCCTCAAAGCCATGGACGACGCCTGGCTCCGCCGAGGTGAAGTCCGCACCTACTCCGCCAGCTTCAAATAACCCCCTTGACACGCCACCCCTATACTTAAATTAGATATGAGTAACCCCACCGTTCAAATCGCAGCACGCAGCTCCTCGGGAGTTGTACAACCCGTCCAAGCCACACCAGATGGGGCTCTGCGGGTCACCACAGGTTTTGCTGTTCCTCTCTACGACAAGTTTCAAATCTTCCGCGTCGGGGCCACCAACAACACCGACTACACCGAATACAGCTTTGGCGGAACCGCAGTCGCCCGCATCAAGATGACTTATTTCGGTGGTGTTCCCGCTACCGACAACGCGCAGGTTCAGACTTCCTTCATTCAGTATCCTCCCTTCGCCTAATGTCGCAAATCTCCTTTGACCCCCTAACCGGAAATATGGTCAGCACGACCGCTCAGGTCGCGCAACTTGACTCCTCGGGGCAAATCAGCGGCACAATGATTCCCGACGACTTCGACGACGTGCAGCGCTTCCCGACTCTCGCCGACTTTCCTGTCACCGGCGTCGTGGCCCGCATCTATTTTTCAGCCGACAACAATGTCCCGCACCGTTGGGACCCCGGCACACTTTCCTATCTCCCCATCGTCGCCGATTCGGATGGCGGTGAGTTTTAGGACTAACCCCGCAGTAACAACAACCCCCTCCATAAAATAACACCATGGCAAATACACTCCGCATCAAACGCCGTTTGACAGGTGCCTCCGGCGCCCCTACCGGCCTCGCCCTCGGCGAACTCGCACACAGCTTCGTTGACAACAAACTCTACATCGGCAACGGCACCACATCGGTCGTCATCGCCGGTGAAGGCCACTTCGCCACCAGCGCCCAGCTCTCGAGCGAGCAATCCGCCCGCATCGCCGCTGACAGCACGCTGACCACAAACCTCGCCAGCGAGATTTCGCGTGCGACAGCAGCCGAAGGCGTCGTAGCCGCCAACCTGGCGACTGAGATCAGCGACCGCGCAGCAGCAGTTTCAGCGGAAGCTTCCGCTCGCGTTTCTGGCGACAATGCTCTTGACGCCAAAATCACGACCGAGAAGAACCGCGTTGACGCGATCCTCTCTGCTTCCCAGGCTGACAAAGACAGCTTCGCGGAAATCGTCACCCTCATCAACAGCGTTGACGTAGAGAATGACTCGGCTTTCGCCGGTTACGTCTCCAGCAACAACGCAGCCCTGGCAGCCGAAGTGTCGGCCCGCACAAGTGCGGATTCGACGCTCCAAAGCAACATCAACTCCGAGGCTTCGACACGCGCTTCCGCGATCACGACCGTCACAGGTCTGGTCACCAGCGAGGCATCCACACGCGCCGCAGCAGACTCCACCCTGCAAAGCAACATCGATGCAGAGGCATCCACTCGTAGCTCCGCTGACTCAGCCCTCTCCGGCCGCGTCACCAGCCTCGAGAGCACAGCAGCCTCCCTCGGCACGATGTCCACTCAGAATGCTAACAACGTCGCCATCACCGGCGGCAGCATCGACGGCATCAGCTTCGACGGCGGCAGCTTCTAAGTAGCTCCCTCCCCACTCAGCGGTGGCGCGGTTCATCCCGCGCCATCGCTCCACTCCGAAATCTAAAAACTTAAAATGACCGTCATCCAACTGAAGCGATCCAATGTCGCAGGACGAGTGCCGACCGCCGCGCAAGTGGCCGAGGGCTCCCTCGCCATCAACTTGGCCGACCGCAAACTTTACAGCAAAGATGCAGCGGGCGAAGTCTTCCAGATCGGAGCCACAGCCGCCGACCCATCGGCCTACCTTTTTCTTTCTGCCACCGACGGCACCACCCTCTACATCGGCCGCCTCGCTTGGGACGATTTCCCGGCCACCGGCCCAGCCGAGGCCGCCGCAGAGTGGACTATCTACAAAATCACCACCAACGCCGCAGGCGATGTCGTCTTGGAGCAATCCGCCACAGGCGCGTGGTCTTCCAAAGAATCTCTACCCTACTCCTAATATGACAGCTACCAACCCCATCGAAATCAACGGCAAATCGTTTGACCGTTACAGCCTCAACTTAATCGTCAGCGGCTCTTATGACGCCGAGGGCCAGCCAGACGCCTCTGTCGTCTGCAACCTTGTTCCAACCAGAATCGAAGGTGACATGGTGGAAACCGCCCCGCAGAACGCTCTCAACATCCGCCTCGGCAAGCTCGATCAAGCCGACGAGCCGACTCTCGCAGCCGTGACAGCAATTCACGCCGCACTCCAAACATTCATCATCTCGAAAGGAATCTAATATTATGGCAACAGCACGCGCAATCGCCTCCGGCAACTGGAGCGCAACAGGCACATGGAACGGCGGCGTCCTCCCCGGCAACGGCGACACGGTTTACGCAAACGGATTCACGGTCACCATCGACCAAAACATCAACATCGGCGGGGCAAATAACCCCACCGTTAATGCCGGATCATTCGTGTCTGGCCAGTGGTATGAGATCACCAGCGTCGGATCGACGAGTTTCACAGGCATTGGCGCAGCCGCCAATACGGTCGGCACGATTTTCCAAGCCTCCGGTGTAGGCAGCGGCACAGGCCAAGCTCGCGCCCGCGCCACTCTCACTA